TTTGGAAAATGCTCGTGTCTTGTTCGTTTTCTGGTTTTATTGTTATCTCTAACAATCTGTCCTAAATGTTGAGATGTAATATCAAATGTAGGATATTTATTTTTCATATCAACCAATAATTCATTCATAGTCAGTTGTTCGTTTTGTTTCAATAAATCTAACGCAGTATTTACTTGTGGTTTAGAAATGTTATATGATATTGGTTTTCTATTTCTTCTTGTAAGATTTTTAGTAGAATTATATCGTTGTATCCATCGTTGTAAAGTAGATTTCTTACAATCAAATATTTTACAGGTTTTTCTTATATTGTCTTTATTTTTCAAATAATATTTTAAAGCAGAAATTTTATAATCCTCACTTTTATGGGTCATTACTATTATAAAAACAGAAAAACTTACTCATAATTTGTCCCATTTTAAATCTTCAATGGTGTAAATAATTGGTGTTCGAGATTTATCTACTGGTAAAACGCATACCAATACCCCCGATAACAACTCTATTAGAGGTCGTAGGCAATCTCATTGAAGTCAAGTTTAGAATAGAGGGGGCACTGTTGTAGGATCTTCTCTGTGCGACAGAAACCGTCTCGGTCGGTGCGAGACCCGCCTTTTTCATTCCACCCCCCTGATTGATGTTGATAATACTAGAGAGCGAAGATGTTTTGTTAGATCCACTTAATACCATTTTATATATATAGTATAAATATTTTATTTACAAAATTGATTATATAAACGAATTAAAGTTTTTATATTATATTCAATTAGTTATTAAAACATGTCAAGAGTTAATTCCGTACAAAGTCTAGATGATGATATTCATATTATTAAAAACGACAAAGGTGAAGATGTATATATTTTCGACCCATATAACCCCCTAAATAATGAGATTACGCAAAAAGATGTCGAAGACATTTTAAAATCATATGGCATTGATGTTCCTATTCATAATTTTCAATTATATAGACGGGCATTTGTTCATAGGTCTTATATTCGACGACCAGACGTTGAAAACGCAGAAAATAATATAAAAATTATTCAAAAACCAGATAGTTGTTTACCATTGTATTCTAAATCAAACGAGCGTCTTGAGTTTATTGGAGATGGTGTATTAGAATGTATCACAAAATACTATTTATATCGCCGTTTCCCTAAAGAAAATGAGGGGTTTATGACCGAAAAAAAAATAGCATTAGTTAAAAATGAATCTATTGGTCGAATGACTTATGAAATGGGTTTGAATAAATGGTACATTATCTCTAAAAACGCAGAGACTAAACAAACGCGCACTAATCTCAAGAAACTTGGGTGTTTATTCGAGGCATTTATCGGGGCATTGTTTTTGGATTTCAATAAGATATCTGTAAAAGACGAGGATAAATGGTTTGAAAATGTATTCGTTACTGGTCCTGGGTTTCAAATGTCTCAGATATTCATAGAAAGAATATTTGAGAAACACGTTGACTGGATTAAACTTATTCAAGACGACGACAATTATAAAAATATCTTACAAGTTAAGATACAAAAAGAATTTAAGGTAACTCCTCATTACATTGAAATGGAACAACACGACCCCAATATGGGGTATCACATGGGTGTTTATTTGTGCTTAGGACAACAAATACATAAGACTATCACTGCTTCAGCAATCGAGATTAAATCATTCGCAACTTTTAGAGATATACATCAACAAATGTCGGAAAGGGGAAAGATATTTGTATTTCTTGGTGATGGCATCCATAAGATTAAAAAAAAAGCGGAACAAACCGCGTGTGAAATGGCTATTGTCAATTTACAGGGGTTTTAGAAATATTATAGAAATGTTTGTTTTTGACACAGATGCGCGTAGGTTTAAATTAATTTGTTTTTACATTTTTTTATGTTACACATTAGAAGTATCATTTGTATTGGGTATATTATGAATACATACATAGATTATGTCACTTCTATGTCGCAATAATAATAAAAAAGTAAATGACTGAAATAGAAACATAAAAACATATTTTTATACTAATATAGTATAACACTATGAATAATGCGTATTTAGAAAAATTAATGACGAAACCTATACCTCAAATCGAAAAAAAAAATCTTGTTATGTTTGCAAAAGATGATGCAAAAGATGATGCGAAAGATGATGCGAGAGATGATGCGAAAGATGATGCAAAAGATGATGCGAAAGATGATGCGAAAGATGATGCAAAAGATGATGCAAAAGATGATGAGAAAGATGATGGTGTAATAGACAAAAATGATTTAGAAAGTGTAGTCGAAAAACCTGTATTATTTCAAATCATAGACAAGAGACAAAATAGTAACATAGACCGTTCGTTAGTATTAGAACGCCTCACAAACAGACAATATATGAATGAAGATATAGTATTAGATAAGAATTTAGACACACCCGTTGGTGTTGTGAAACCCACAAAATCGAAGCGTAAAATTGTTATTATAGGGGAGCAACGTATCGATGAATTGAAAGAAGATGACAATCCACCTTTGCCTGGAGCAAAAATGACAATAAAGGTTAAGCGGGTTAAACCCAAAACTGTATCAACTGCGATGTTGAATGATTTTAAAATTGGCGATACTGGTACTAAAAGTAGATTACCTGCTAAAAAGGATAAAATTATTCAGAAGTCATCCACATATTATATGAATAATCGAAAAATTTCAATTGAAAAATTAAATAAGTTATTTCAACCATATAAGAAAGAAATATTGGATAATACTTCTACAATGTCTTGTGATACAAAGGTTGTTGATTTTGGTCTGCTAACACATCAAAAAATTGTCCGTGATTATTTAAATTTATATACACCTTATCGTGGATTGTTATTGTATCATGGTCTTGGTTCTGGGAAAACTTGTAGTTCGATAGCAATTGCAGAAGGAATGAAATCTGATAAAAAAATAGTTTTGATGACACCGGCGTCTCTTAAAATGAATTTCTTCAGTGAACTCAAAAAATGCGGTGATGAACTATTTCGTAAAAATCAATTTTGGGAATTTATTTCGACAGTTGGAAAAGACGATTATAAAGAAGCCATATCAACTTCAATGGGGTTGTCGAAAGAGTTTATTGAAAAATATAACGGTGCTTGGATGGTAAATGTAAAAAAACCAAGTAATTATAAAGATCTGACCACAAATGAACAAGCGACATTGGAAGAACAACTCAATGAAATGATAAGGCATAAATATAATGACATTAACTATAATGGTTTGAATATGAACAAATTGAATGAATTAACACAGAATCAAACAATGAACCCATTCCATAATAAGGTGATTATTATTGACGAAGCTCATAATTTTGTAAGTCGTATTGTAAATAAAATAGATAAACCGGGAACCATTTCATATGTCTTATATGACTTATTGATGCGAGCAGAAAACGCCAAGATTGTATTATTAACAGGAACTCCTATAATAAACTATCCAAACGAAATAGGAATTTTATATAATATATTAAGAGGATATATCAAAACTTGGAAAATACCTGTCGTAGTCAAATCAATAAAGAAAATTAATCGCGATGCTATACTGGAAATGTTTAAAGAGGCGAATTTCAATACACACGACTTCGTAGAGTATAGTGGAAATACTATAACTATTACTCGTAATCCATTTGGTTTTATAAATGTAGAAAAACGTAATTATACACAAAATCCAGATACACAGAAAAAAAGGCACGGTGGTGGAATGAATGTTACTAAGAAAGGTAATATTGTTATTCGTGGTGGTGCTGATGGACCATTTGATAGATACAATGGAGTTAAACTCGATGAGACTGGTAATATTAATGACGAAACTTTTATTCGAATTGTCAGTCAGATATTAAAAACAAATAATATTGAACCACAGACTAATATGATAAAATTGGAATTAAACAAAACCTTACCTGATATGAAAGACGAGTTTATTGATATGTTTATAGACGTTGATACCGCTACATTAAAAGATAGTAATCTATTTAAGAGGCGAATATTGGGTCTTTCGTCGTATTTTAGAAGTGCCCAAGAAAGTCTTTTACCTGAGTTTGTATTGAATGAAGATGGAGGAACTTACCATCTAGTAATGAGCGAGATGAGTGATCATCAATTTAGTATATATGAAAAAATTAGAAAGACTGAAGCAGATAGTGAAAAGAACAAACGCAATCAGAGTAAGAAAAAGAAACCTGATGGTGAATTGTACGATATTGCATCTTCTTATAGAATATTTTCACGTGCGGCGTGTAATTTTGCCTTTCCAGATCCACCGGGCAGACCAATGCCAGATAACGAGACATTAAGTGAGTTGGAGATAGACGGAACAGCAAAGGAATTAATACAAGAGGCAGATGTATATTCTAATCAAGAGGACCCAGAACCAGTAGACAATATTGGTTACGGAGAGCGTATACAGATTGCTTTAAAATATTTATCAGATAAACCAGCTGAATATCTTGTGCCACAAGCACTGTCTCAATTTAGCCCTAAATTCTTAAATATACTTAGTAATCTTACGAACGAAGACCATTCAGGGTTACATTTATTATATAGCCAATTTAGAACAATCGAAGGAATTGGTCTTCTTAAATTAATACTAGAAGCAAACGGTTTCGCACAGTTTAAAATTAAACGATTGTCTGAGGGTAATTGGTCACTAGATATGCCCATTAACAAAAAACCTAAATTCATGTTATACACTGGTACAGAAACCGCTGAGGAAAAGGAAATATTACGTAATATTTATAATAGTCAATGGGAATTTATCCCCAATGCTCTTCGAGAAGAATTGGAAAAAATTAATACCAATAATTTTATGGGCGATATAGTGAAAATTATTATGATTACGTCATCAGGGTCAGAGGGTATTAATCTGAAAAACACACGTTTTGTGCACATCGTAGAACCTTATTGGAATATGGTACGTCCTGACCAAGTTGTCGGTCGTGCTAGAAGAATATGTAGTCATCACGATTTACCAGAAAATTTGAGAACCGTACAGGTATTTTTATATATCAGCACATTTAGTGAAAAACAAAGCAATGATGATAACAATAAAGAACTTATAATTCGAGACGTTAGTAAACTTGATAAAAAGACGCCGATTACCACTGACGAGTCCTTATATGAAATTTCTCGTATAAAAAACGAAATAAATCAACAAATATTGAAGGCAGTAAAAGAAAGTTCGATTGACTGTGCTATATACAATCGAAACGCATCTGATAATTTAATATGCTATGGATATGGTAAAGTTACTTCAAATCAATTTGGGTCGTATCCGTCATTAGAAGTGGATAAACATCAAAATGATGACATAAATGTTAAGAAACAAAACGTGAGATTGATAAAGGTTACCGTTCAGGGTGTAGATTACGCATATGACCAGACCAATAACGTAGTCTACGATATGGATAGTTATAAACGTTCCAAGACCACTGGAGAGAACTTAATCGCTCTTGGAAAAATAGAAAAAAAAGGAAGAAGTAATTTCATTATCAAAGAATAATTAAGTGGTTTTTTCGCAAAATTGAAAATAATACATAATATACATTATTATATATTATTTTGTATCGTGTGATGGTATTCATTTACATATTAGAATTAGAGGGTGGTAAATATTATGTAGGTAAAACGGATAATCCATCTATTCGCATTTCAGACCATTATAATAGTTCTGGTTCCGAATGGACAAAACGATACGTACCGATACGAGTTGTCGAGATTATACCTAATTGCGATACGTTTGACGAAGATAAATATACAAAGGTGTATATGCATAAATATGGAATAGATAACGTTCGAGGAGGTAGTTTCTGTATGTGTGAACTATCTAATGAAATGAAACGATTTATTCGTTCCGGCATCGATTCGGTATATGACTTGTGTTATAGATGCCATCATTCGGGACATTTTACGAATAAGTGTCCTGAAAAAAAGGATTATAACATATGCACAAGAGAATGGAATACAACAAAAAAAGATTATAAGGCGTGTGTCACAGAATCAACTATATGTAAGTATTGTAATAAAAACGTGTTATCTATGAACTATAATAGTCATATAGCCGAGTATTGTGACCAACTTCCCGTGTATAATAAAAATAAATCTATCTTTAAAAATGTATTTATATTGGGAAAACGTGTAATAAAAAATGTATTAGACCCCAAGTGTAATCGTTGTGGTAATCACGGACATCTCGCATCATCATGTTATGCTGGTAGAATGCGTCCAGAAAAATATACAAATTGTTAGATTATTTGTTACGTTATTTACCGATTACCAATCACACGAACGTTTTTTGTGATATATTTTATTCCCAATATATGGATCTGCGTAATTTCCTAATATTACTATAACAATAGCTGTCAATAAATAAGGTATTATCTGTATGTATTCTTCAATATTTTTCCTTTTTATCGCGACAATCATAAATACTATGAATGGTATAATTAACACAGTTGTCTTAATAGTTTGATTGTTTTTTATTTTGTGTTCTATATTGATACCGCGTATAGATATACCAGTTATATTTGGTGTTATATTCAAATTGGATTTACATATGTTATAAAATATTTTAATTTTTGTATTGTTCTTAATTATTTCATCTTTATACAACGCATTCGATGAATTTTCTATATTGCGTGGTTGTGAGTATATTTCACCTGTATGCATTACGTCCATTGTAGTAGCATATTCGGGTGTATTACCGTAATTATATGGAAGAAATTCGAGCATGTTAGTATCAACTTTCCACGTGTGAAACGGTGTGTATATTTTAAATAACGTGCTCAGCATATCAATATGTGTAATATTTATTTCATATGGAACTTTGAAACTTATTTTTACACTAATGGTATCAGCTATAATTGAATACATAAAGTCCTTGTTATTTGATATCATTGTGGTACCATTTATCTTACACGAATGTGGAATTTTTTTAAATTTACGTAATAGCAATGGTCTTATTGTATAATAAGAGTAATGAGATGTTGACGATATATTATGTAATGACATAACGCCACAATAATCCAAAATGTGCGGCATTCCACTTGTTATTGATTCGAATTTAGATAATTTTTGCATTTTTTTTTATAGTATTTAGATATTGTAATGTAAATAACTGTAATGTAGATAAATTCAATTTTACGTATCCATATCGCCGTAATATAATCACGATATTCCAGTATTTTGTGTAATATTATCGATCACCTTACCTATTGTGTTTTCTCTTGGATGATTCGGAGTTAAATTTCGCTGGATAGAAATACATTTCATAGAGAACTCCGAGTCGGCATCATTGTATTCCTCTGAATGAATCTTCTGTTCGTTTATTAATTGTTCGAAGGTTCTCCTTGTTACTTCTTGAATTCCTTTTTTTAATATATCTCGAGAACCTTCTTTATCCCATTCATCATTTTCCTTGATATATAGGGTCTTGCGTTTATTATCAGTACAGTGAATGGGTCTGTTATTCGTTCCTAATCGGTTTAAATTCTCTATAAAGAGTTTCGTAATTCCTTTGATATAACCATTTTCTGCTTGGTTCTCTAGATCGGTTAAGGAAACTTGTATTTGTTTTATAAATTCCGAAAAGTTCATTGCGTCTTTACAATCTTCATTAAGAAACATATTGAGATTAAAATTATTTGTGGTATTTGCGACATTTATATTGCAAATTTTGGGTATAATTTCTGTTATAGTATTTTGTAATTTATTTGTTTCTTCTCGATGTTCTTTATTTTGAACAACAAGCAAACTCATCAACTCTTTATTTTGTGAAACTAAATTTAAAATTGTGGAATTGTAGTCGTGTGGAATGTGTTCTAAAGCAATAACTTTAATTTCTTTGTTTTCTAAATTACACGTTTTTTTATGACGATAATATGACTGTTTATGTGAATAGCATCTATTACAAACGCATACGAATGATATGTCGTTTTTTAAGTCAGCATTAAAGTCAGCATTAGTCAGCATCTTATGTTTTGCTGTCAAAACATGTCTACTATAATCGCTTTTGTATAAGCATCTAAAGTTACATTTATCACAAATTATATTTATCTCGTTTTTTTTCGTTTTAGTAGTCAGCATATTTACATATATAATGCTGACTAAATAAACGAGTGACCGCAACGAATGAAAAAATTGTAAAAACCTTATGCTAACAAAAAATATAAATAAAAACAGGATTTACTGCATTATGCTTTAAATGACTTTTTCAAAAAAGTGGTTGAAAAAGTAATCCTATAAATGTGAAATTTGGACATTTATAAATGTCCATTTTTGAGAAAATCAAAAGAGAATCCAAAACGGGTTTTTTATATTGTTTATAAAATACCAGTATTTTGAGTGATATTGTCTATCACCTTACTTATAGTGGTTTCTCTTGGATGATTCGGAGTTAAATTTCGCTGGATAGAAATACACTTCATAGAGAACTCGGAATCAGCATCATTGTATTCTTCAGAATGAATCTTCTGTTCTTTTATTAATTGTTCGAAGGTTCTCCTGGTTACTTCTTGAATTCCTTTTTTCAATATATCTTGAGAACCTTCTTTGTCCCATTCATTATTTTCTTTAATATATAACGTCCTTCGTTTTTTATCAGTACAGTGAATGGGTCTGTTATTCGTTCCTAACCGATTTAGATTCTCTATAAAGAGTTTCGTAATTCCTTTGATATAACCATTTTCTGCTTGGTTCTCAAGATCGGTTAAAGAAACTTGCATGTGTTTTATAAATTCCGAAAAGTTCATTGCGTCTTTACAATCTTCGTTAAGAAATATATTAAGATTAAAATTATTTATGGTATTTGCAACGTTAATATTACCAATTTTGGGTAAAATTTCTTTTATTGCTGATGATTGTTGCATAATGGCATTAGTGAGTTCATTATTTTTTTTCATTAATTCTTCATTTTGAAGAACAAGTGCATCCACAATTTCTTTATTTTGTGATATAATAGTGATCATAAACTGTTGTTGTAAGAGGTTCTCTTGAATATTTATAGAATTGTTGATTGTAGAACAAGTATTTTTATGTTTCCATAATCCAGAATAAACTTTATATTTTTTTCCACAATCGCATACGAAACAATTGACGACTTTTGACGACTTTATTTTTTCCATTTGTTCCAAATTATGTTTAGCAGTCAATATATGTTTCTTATAATCACACATTCTTCTGCAATTGTATTTACACTTTTCACATATAAAACTTTTGACGACTTTTGACGACTTTATTTGTTCCATATTGTTTCTAAATATGGAAAAGATAAAAGTCGTCAAATTATAACGAATAAAAAACTGTAAAAACTTATGCTAACAAAAAATATAAATAAAAACAGGATTTACTGCATTATGCTTTAAATGACTTTTTCAAAAAAGTGGTTGTAAAAGTAATCCTATAAATGTGAAAAATGGACATTTATAAATGTCCATTTTTGAGAAAATCAAAAGAGAATCCAAAACGGGTTTTTTTTACTTTTTATAAAATCTCAGTAGTTTTATTAATAATATACATAACCATACTTATTGTGGTCTATATTGGATGATTCGGTGTTATATTTCATAAACAACCAGATATCTATATTATTTATTATGTAAAATAAATCACACGTTATTCGAATAATCATTCAATGGTTCTCTCAATCACTTACAGAATACCTTTCCTCGATATATATATCGAGAACCTTCTTACGTTTACTGTGATTTTAATGTATAGGTCGCTTATCCACAAACAATCGTTGAATGACACGACATAATTAGCGTATATTCAATTAACAAGCATATTCAAAAAGTCAATGATTATTTTGCTACATATTTATTTGTCATAATCTGTGTATATAGTATATGGTAAAAATTTCGAAATCGATAGAACACAACGGTTACGAAACAAATCATTAACAAATCATTAACAAATCATAACCATATGATAATCCAATCTATTAATGAAACGAAAGAATGTCAAAAACGCATTCATGGTATAAAACCACTAGTTTATGCAGTTATGGCACTAAATACTTTGAAAGAAACTATAATAGACACGCGCAAAAAAATTAGATTGTTGTTTTTTTATATAGATTGGTGCCCCATTAGTATGACGGATAAAATAGAATGGGATAAATTCGTTCTGCAGATTAATAACAAGGATTTTGACAATCATCTGCTTGTGTGTCATACAATTAATTGTTCAAAATATCGTGAAACAAATTATCATAAAAATGAAGAATATGATACAGCAATTATGCGACGTGAATTAGATATATACCCAAATGTGAAAATGATACTATATGACAATGACGCAATTGAATATACAGACAGTATAGATATCGTTTTTTTACATGAATTCATTAATAAAAATATAGACAAGTGGTAATAAAGACTTTGTAAAAGAAGTCACATCAGCATCTTTAGTTACTCAATTGTAAAAAACAGCAGATACAACTTATAAAAAAATAATGACATACTCATAATATGGAAGTAATAACAGATAATATATAGTAGTTAAAATATATAAACATAATGTTGTTATATAAACATATACAATAAAATAGCATTATGAACGAATCTAAAAAGCGTGTGTTAGAAATTAAAAGTGTTCAGGTATCTCCTATACGAAACACAATAACAGCATTAAAAGATGTATTAACGGATGCGTCAATTACATTTACAAAACAAGGATTAAAAATTATAAATTTCGACAAGACGCATACTATACTAGTAAATGTAGTATTATATGCTGACCGGTTTGAACAGTATAGATGTGATCCAGACAAAATTATAGTATGTGCGAATACATTACATTTATTCAAGTTAATATCGACAATGTCTAACGACGATACATTAACAATCTATATTGATGAAGAAGACTACCACGATGGTGTGGTTTCACACTTGGGGTTACAATATGATAACGGAGACATTAAACAAAGATATACACAGAAATTAAGACTAATCGAACCAGACCCAGAGGAACTCATCGTCCCGGATGTAACGTATCCAATAACAATAAATCTACCAACAACAGATTTCCAGAAAATCATTCGTGATATGAATGGAATCTCAGACAGAATCGAAATAAAGTCATCTGGTAATGATTTAACATTCTCGTGTAAAGGAACATTTGCGAGTTCAAATATATTCCGTTCAGAATCCAATGGCAATATGGAATTCTCTAAAAAACCAGATATGTCAGTTGTTGTTCAAGGTGAATTTTCATTAAAAAGTCTTGGACATTTTATTAAATGTACACCATTATGTACAAATCTAGAATTATATCTAGGAAATGATTTACCATTAATCGCAAAATATGACGTAGCCAGTTTAGGTGAGATTCGAATGTGTCTAGCAGATTTGCCTAGATTATAATACTATAAAGTTTTTATTATTAGATATAATAACAAAAACACAAACTAGCGTGATTTAGTGACCCCTTTGGTATCAACCTTTGATGGTATGAAACTGGTTGCTGAAGAATGTTTCTTAAATAAACAACCTTCTTTTGATAGATTTAATATATCTATCATTGTATCGGGGTCTTGAACAGAACAATCACCCAACCATACTTTTATAACGCAAAAATTTCGTTTCGGTGAAATAGTAATGCCAGTGACATTTTTATTTTGAGACTTGTTAGTGAATAGAGTTTCGCCACATACAGCGTAGAATAGATCTTTCCAAACAGTATCAACTACTTTATTTAAAACTTTAAACGAAAAACAACCACCCTCCCGATTTGCAGAATCTTCCCACATAGGTGTAACATTTTTTCTCATTACAAATAACATACAATATTTTATTATTTTTTCTGGTAAATATTCATTTATAACAATCGCACGTTCGGCAGTATTAATGTCACTCGCGATCATGTCGTAACTTTTAAGGTCCCATCGTTTGTCGTGTGGTAAATGGAAATATATATCCCATGTACCAAGCAACGGATGTGACAATTTGCTTATATAATTTTTCGAATTTGTAATAGTTGTTTCCATGCCTCTCTAATAGTATTAGTATATATTTTTTAAATTGATTTAACTTATTAGTTTTACAACTTCATATTTGGTGTCAGTTAATCTTATATATTGGTCACTGGTTAACACCATATCTTTTATATCTGTGTCCAATATAGTTAACTTATAATCATTGTCGAAAATATACGGTTCGTTCTGGTAATTTAAACATTTCAACACAAAACAAGGTGAAAACAATTCATTTCCTGCAATTAAAAACCTCTTGTCTAAATTCAACGATATAGTTGTTTTCATATTAAGATGACTATATTCGATGGACAAAAAACAATTCCTAACAGGGATAATATCTATTGCTTCAGCATTAGGAAGGTCTTTATGTATTAACCTAGACAATATGTAATCGTGAGTTAGATTCCTATAATGAAGTAACACCAGATATTCTAATTCATTCTTTTGAATAATTGGTTCTATTAAATAGAAAATACTTTTATACTTTGTTATCAATGTAGATAACACTTCAGTAGTTTTAGTACCATATATAAGTGAATCAGCATTCACATATTCTTCTTTATAATTAATATCTTTGTAACAAATTTTAAAATAAGAGAAAGGTGGTTCTATCAAGTGAGACACAGAGGATTGTTTCACATGATATAGACTATCATGAAATTGGTCGATACATCTATGAAATAAATCATTGTCAATGTATAATTTATGATAACTTAACTCCATATGTGTCTTGATATTATTGAACAATATAAGTAGTTGTAATCCAATATTTAAAACGTATTGAGTTAATAAATCTAAAAAGTTGTCGAAATTGTATGACATATACAGATTATAAATGAAAACCTTTAAGTTTATTTCACCACATTACATTCAACTATCACTCTGTATCATCATCATCATAAGCAATACTAACAGTATCGTTGGGTTCCAATATACATATTGTCGTAATCTTATTAATCAATGTGTCGATACGCGCAACGGTTTGAATGCAATTTGAATATGTTTCTCTTAAATTCAAAAGACCTTTATTCGCGTTCAATAAAAGACTTTTGTATATACTATATTTTTGAATGTCGCGATTGTATTCATCTAATGCTCGAGTAACAATACGGTTAATTTTTTTAATGGTCTCGTCTCTACTGTCGTGTCGTATCCATCGCCTCACGCTTTCGGGTATGTAACTCGTTTGTTCCAAATTCAAGTAAATACCAGAAGTGTATAATTTGGTATTTATTTGCACCTTACTTATTACAATTAAATTAACAACCAGTTCGTCATCTGCGTTCATTCCTATATTACAATGATATCTTTTTATTATAGTTTTTATTATGATTGTAATAAATTTGAGTTAGCATAAAATGCGAAAATAAAATTATAAATGAAGTTGTTTTAGGCAAAAATCGCGTTATATTAACACACTAATAAATAAATTCATTGCGCGTTGTCTATAGAATGTATAATTTGTCATATTTTAGCGAATAAATTATTTCACGTATACACCTAATGAATTGTAAATCGTAAAACTTTGATGTTAGTTTTTTACTTCATCGTCAGTATCTTACGCGTGATAAATTTCACATTTTTACACAAATTACAAAAGGTTTAGAGTATAATTACTTTAATGGAATCGATGGTTGAAATATTATATTTGTATAATATATATAGTTAGAATGAAACAAAAAACTGAATGGATGCAGCGTTTGCAACAAGTTTACAAGAAAGGTAAGCAACGAAATAGCGAATACAGATACTCAGAAGCTATGAAAGATGCTGCTACAGGTTACAAAAAGTCGCACAGTGGAGGTCAAAATCATAAGACTAAACATTATACTGGTGGTGAGGATGAAGGAGTACATGAAGAAGAAGATCATGGAGAAGAAGTTAAAAAAGAAGAAGAAGAAGTAAGTGAAGAAAATAAAGTAGAAGGAGAAGGAGGAGGGTTCCTTGGTGGTTTGTTCGGCGGAAGAAAGAGCAGACAAAATAGAAATAAATCCCACAGCAATAGGTCGAAGAAGAACAGAACGCACGGTGGCAAAAAGTGCAAACGTACAAAATCAAAGAAACATAGACAAACACACAAAAAATAATAATTGGAAATACATCATTATCACGTATACTAAATACATCATAATGAATAAAATAATTATAGGCCCATTCTAGATATCAATGGACACCACATTTTTATCTGATTTACGCCTGGACGACTTCTTAGGAAGAATCATATTGTTCATATCTGCTATGCTTGAAATACTAACTACTGAATCATTATCTTTAGGGTCGTTCCGGATGTCTACGGTTTTGGTTTTTAATCCAGACAATATATCATTAATATTGGTATTACTTGGACCAGACATTTCGGGTCTAGACTGACTATTCATAGATGAACGTGCATCCATTTTTAAACCAGATTCACGGAACATAGTAGAACCAATATTATCATTTGACGTAAAATTCATACCAGGTCTTGGTGGAGGTGCTTGATCACGAGTTTTAACAGCAACTGGTGGCGGATTGTTGGTTCCTGGTTTATTTCGCTGTAACAATTCACTAGCAAAAGACATGCCAGGTGCTGTTTCTTTCATTGAATTAACTGTTGCATCAGTAAACATTCGCATTAATTCAGGAGACTGCTTAATAACATCATTAAATCCAGGTGCGGCCGTAGAAAGGGCTTTATTACTAAAATGAATGACACTCGCACTGAACCCTAAACGAAGTAAAAGACTAAGTTCCGGACTCATTTTACCTCCCTTGTATTTTGCGTGTAATTCTTCGAATATTTCATTATAACTATCAACGTCCTCTCCTATAGATTCACCCCAGCCATCAAGCGAGATGCCGAAGGGGTCAAACATAGAATTACCATATTCGATTGTATTTACCATAGTAATTAGCCAATTTTGTTGTATCTTTACAGAATCGCGTTTACGTTTATCATCCAAAGCTCCTTCGTATTCGTCTTCAATATCCTCAAAATTAGAATCCATGGTATATTTTGACATATTTTTTATGATACCCCTTTCATGCCAATCTTCTAAATTTTTCAACATCGTTCGCTTCTTTCTACGCTTATCTCTATCATTCATATTATTAGACGATGAATGTTTGTTATCACCACCTATGCCAGTTAATTTTGTAAATCCATCCCAAGTCTTACTATGTGTACCCATAGATTCTGCTGTAGAAGAACCCAATTTAGAATCATTTCCAGTAACGCGCTCCACGTTTTCATTTTCATTCATTCCGAATATGTTTTTTGCAAATCCACCAAACGAATTATTGGTATTAACCTTTTTCACTTGCGAATTATTGCCATCATAGCTTGTATTAATGTTAATGGATGAAAGATCATTCAACTCGTCTTCTAGTTTATTTAATTCGCCTAAATCAATCTTAGTTTTCGATGTATCTACTGATTTTTTGTCATTCATTAATAACTCCATTCCTTCACCTAGAGAACTCATTGTTCTTGAAGTGTCGCTTCTTCCTATTGTAATATTAATCGGTTCTAAATCAGATAAATCAATTGCTTCCATAATCTATTATTATTATTATACAAAATTTATGTTTAAGTTCTACGCAATATTAATAATATTATGTTTTCTGAAATACCATAAACCTTGTAAAAATGCGTCAGCTAGGTCGTCTATTTTTTTATGTTCAAATATATGCGATTTCCACACATGAAATAAGGGGTTCTCCATAATACGTTTTGTATGATATACCGCGTCCATTTTATGTTGTTTGTAATTTGAGTCTATTGTATCGTGTTCTTTCTCAAACCCCTTTAGTTTATTAGATGACGATACGAAATCTATTTTTATAGTATCATGTCTCATAATAAAATACTGTGCCAACATACCTTGGATTGATTTCATGCGATTCGCAATTGGTGATATTTGGTTCTCTATAATTACACGTTCTAGTTGAGAAAAATCAATCTTATCAAATTCAGTTTTTATATTTTTACCAATAGTCACTAAATCTATATTAGATGCGTTACTTTTAGACTTTATAACTTGTTTCAGTGAATTTTTATCAAAGTATTCCAATAGCTGTTTAACTATAGATTTCTTACTGTTTTCTGGTTTAATACTAAATGATGAAGCAAATTGTTTTATTTCATCTATTTTCATTTTGTTCAATGAACTATTATTATAAGCGTTGGACGGCATTAACCAATCGCTAGTCTTAGCGTGTTTCTCACAAAAGCAAACTTCATCCTTAATGTACTTTGCCTTTTTTCCACACTTTTTGACGGATGATTGGAGATTTTTGTTTTTGTTACCCTTTATCGTAATATTATTATTACATAAAACGTTGTTTTTAATAGAATCGGGCATAAGATTAATCACATCCCAACACTTGATTTCAACATTCTCACCCGAGACGTCAAAATAACAATAAGCCATATTTTTTATACCGACATCAAAACTAACTAACTTCATCTATACAAGAACGTATTAAAAAGTTTATATATAAATTTATATGTATAAATAAACACTCTAATATATATGAGTCAATACGGTATAAATACAACACTTCGTTTATTTGCATGAAGTGTTGTATATACGATTCCAATATACCAAATACAATTCTCTTTTACATTCAAGTGTTAGAAAACGAAGAAAATGAAAATACAAAATTAAAAGCAGTAGATATAAATTTATCATTTATACCAACTTATGGAATAGATATAGAACGGGTAATTGCTGCCAATAACAAAGTTTTAATTTACGATGATAACAAAGGAAAAATAAACGAATTGTATCAAGGAAACAATGTGTATATAGTTATTGAAACAAATGAGAATAAAATGTATGATAGAAATGTTGATTTTGATAATGTCAAACTGGTAGTTTTTATTTCATATTATGACGTTGACTTAGATAAACAAACTGATTTATTATTAAATTCATCATTTACATCTGAAAATAACGAGCAACTAGAGCTAATAATACGTAACATAAAATCTGGAAATCGTAAGATAATTGAACCGTGTATGAAACTACAATTACAATTATAATGATGCATGACGCGTATTATAGTCTCTAATAATAGTCGCTTTATTTGTCATATATTTACGATAATCTGAATTTGTTTTTATTGATGAATTAAGTAATATTTTATTATTGTCCGATGCTTCTGGTTGCCAAAAAGCCTTCAACTCATTACCGTTGTTATTCTTAATCGAAGGAATAATTGGTTCATCGACCGGTTTTACAAATAACGAAAAAAAACTATGTGGTATGACATTAGAGTCGAAATTTGCGTATTTAATGCTTGGTACAAAAGACATATTATATATATACATTTATTCTATAATTTAATTCAACAACAAAACATCAATAATCGCGGTTTTTGTCATAGCATCGTCAAACTCAATGTCTTTTCCTTTTGCTATTTGCCTTAATTGTGCGAGTTTAAGTTTTCTCAATGCACTCTTAGTTAAATTGCTTTTAATCGCATCATCTAAGTCGAACTCACTTTCATCAACAATATTATCTATGCTGGATAGGTCTGATGCGTTTAATTTCAAAGATGGAGTATCATTTTCAACCAAAATGACTAAACCGTCATCGACAAGGGTTGATTGCGCGACTTGGTCGCTTAAATCTATAACTGTTATGTCAATATTTGGTATAGTTATCTTATCCTTAGACAGATTATTAATTACAATTTCAGTATCAGACTCATCATTATCAGACCCGTCAGTATCAGACTCATCATTATCAGACCCATCAGTATCAGACTCATCATTATCGGAGTCATCATTGTCAGATTCGTGATTATTTGACTCAGGTTGATTATTAATCGCTACATCATCTAAAGTTTCGTAAGATACTTGTTCTATACAATTGCTTCGCTTAAAATCTAATACTTCTTTTGCCAAGTTTTGAACAATGTCGAACATTGTATCACATTTTGTTTCCATATTTTCCATTCGTTTTTTGAAATGATATACAAAAGTTACAATCAACGCGAGAGTAATGGCTAAACTTAAAAGGAAGAAAGTCTCGATGAATTTAAAAGATATCATTTAAATATTTACATAATAAATTTAACCACGCCAAACGAACATAATATAATAAATATGTATATATTATATAATA